AATGAGGACACTTCTTGCAACGAGATTGCTATAAAATACGAGGTAATCGCAGAAAAAGCATTATATGGAAATGGGGAGTTTAACCAATGACCACATACCAAAAACTTGTTCTCAAGACCCTGGCGGTCATACTGCTGACGCTAAGTTATAAGGCTCCTGACTCATTGGAAAAAACAATTAGAAGTACATTGGACGAATTACTTGAATCTTTTTGAATCTCTGTCCGTATAATGTGCCAAAAGGAGGTATGGCACATGATTGTCACCATTGTTGAAAACAAAGATAAAGACAAGTTCACGAATGAAATTGCAAAGCTGCTACAAAGGTATCCGAACGCACAGGTTCAATACAGCGTCGGACACGGTCTTGCTCTTGGTGGTTCCTCACGTGTTATGTACACGGCACTAGTCATTGTAAGATAAATAAGCGTCACACATAGAAACCTCCCTCGTTGTATCAATTGAAAACGAAGGAGGTTTTTTATTATGAAAATTATTGAAAATGAACAGAAAAAGGAACAAGTTGAGTTACATGTTGGAGACGTGTTTTCAATTGTCGACAAAGATACTTCAAAAATACATTATAGGTTCATTGTTTCTGATTTCAGTCGAATAATTGTGTATGGTTTATCAACAGGTACTAGAGTTACGTCCTTTGATAGTCTCGAAGAACTTAATGTGTTTTATTGTGACTTTGAAATTAAACGTATTGACGAAGTAGAGATCAAGAAAACCACGGAGGTCTATTAAAATGCTGGAAATTAAAGATTCTACCACTAAACGAGTTCCAAAGTCTCCACTACTTCAAGCTGGTACCATATTCAGGTTTAGTCACACTGGCAATCATTGGGATTATCGAATTGTTGTAAATCATTCTGATAAATTTCTTGTAATGAATATTAGTAATGGTTCCCTCATTTATGAACAATTTGAGTCTCTTAAACAGCTTACTGAATTTTACACAGCACTTTATCCCCTTATCGAAATAGTCACGTCCATTGAGGTATTACAGGCAGAGAAATTGTAAGGGAGGTTGAAACATGCTAGACACAAAGAAATACAAATTAGTAGTTGGTCGACAACCTGTAGTCGGTGACCTGGTTTACGTACCGAGCCAGCAAGACGTGTTCAAGGTCATTCACGTTGAGGCAATGAAGGTCAAAATTGAGACAGGAAATGGGTTATACATGGTTTTACCCTTCAGCCATTACAAGTTGATCGAACCGAAATAAAACATATTTCCTTGAGTTGAAAGAAACTCTAAAAACTTCCCAGACGTGGGAGTTGAGTGAGGTTAAGGGTTTTAACTCAAACAAAAAGGGAGGGTCTCAATGACCTTCCCTTTTGATTTTTACAAGACCATTTTTGATTGCCTTGAGATAGTATTCTTCAAAATTCCAGTCAATTTGAATGTACTCCTCCAACGCTTCAAGGATAACCTTTGCCTGGTCATTCAGATTCATTTTTTGTTCCTCCTAGTTAAATGAAATGATCTTCCAAAGCCGAGTCAATTGTCTCTTGGTTAATTCCGATATATCTCAAGGTGATTGACGGTGCTGAATGGTTGAATATTTCTTGGAGTAAGGCAACGTCTTTTGTTCTTTTGTAAAACCAATATCCAAAGGTCTTACGGAGTGTATGAGTCCCAATTTCGTCCAGTCCAATTTTCTTGGCAGCGTCATTGAGGATTCTATATGCTTGCACCCGACTGATTGGTTTGTCCCCTTTTCGACTCGGGAACAACCAGTCCTCCGAATCCATTCCCTTAGTGTATTCCGAAATCAATTGACGGAGTTGAGTGTTTAGATAAAACCGTTTCGTTTTTTCGGTCTTACTTTCAACGATAATCAAACGGTTCTTACCACGAACGTCTTTTACTTTAAGTTTTAACAAGTCGGAGATACGGCAGCCTACATTGATTCCCAGCGTAAACATGAAGCTGTTTCTTGGTGAAAGAACCTTCTTCATTTTTTCGATTTTCCTTGAGTCACGAATCGGTTGAACGTATTCCATTTTATTCGCTCCCTTATTAACGTATTTCGTAATTTAATAATACGATATGTTACGTTCGAGCGTCAAGTCATTTAACTACGAAAAGGAGGAATTTATTTGAAAGTCGAACACTTGGTTCAGAAATATGGATTTTGTCCTGTGACTGAACCTGATAAACGAAAAGAAATGATTACCTTGCTCGTCACAAAAGCCAAGCAGGAACGGCTCATGAGGGAACAAGGTATGGACATTGATCTTGAGGAGTATAAAGAACGGCTGAAGAAGATTGCACAATTGAAAAGGATTGACCGTGCAGAGAACGACGTGTTGTTTTTCATGTATCAGTATCTTGGAGCAGAAATGAATCCTGACTTTGACGACCCGTTGATTCCAAAGGGAATCACAATTGATAAGGCTCCAAACTTTCATGTTGAACTTACGGACATTCTGAACGTGGTTTCAAATGAGGAAGTCAACAAAAAGATTGCATGGGCAGCACCACGGGGACACGCAAAATCAGCATACCTTTCCAACGCTTTTCCATTGCACCAGGTAGTTTTCCAGAAACGGAGATATATCCTAATCCTGTCCGAGACGGATTCCATGTCCAAGAAATTCATTGAGTATGTGGCAAACACACTGAAATTCAATGCCTTACTCCGTGAGGACTTTGGTGAATTACTTGCCGTGAGGAGCCAATTGAATGAAAAGGATAACCAGGAGGCTTTCTTGACCAAGTCTGGAATCCTTGTTGAATCCTCGTCTATCGGTAAGCAGTTACGTGGTAAACGTAACGGGTCAGCAAGACCTGATCTCGTAATCTGTGACGATCTGGAATCCCAAAAGAACACAAATACTCCAGAGTTGAGGGAAAAGAACTTGCACTGGTTCAACTCTGTTGTAATGCCAATAGGAGACCCTGATAAAACAGCCTTCATTTACATGGGGACGGCTGTTCACCAATCAGGTCTCCTTTTTGACGTTATGAGGAGACCCGACTTCCAATCAAGGCTTTTCTCTGCAATCATTTCTCACCCTGAACGACAGGACTTGTGGAATGAATTTGACGAGATTTTGAGAAACCAAGACGACCCTGACAGGAAAAATAATGCCTTGGATTTCTATGAAATGAACCGTGAGGAAATGAACCAAGGGGTTGAGGTTCTGTGGAGTCAACGTTGGTCTTACGTGGCTCTAATGATCGAGAAAGCCTCCATGACCTCAAAGTCGTTTGCCTCTGAATATCTGAATAACCCTATCGACGAGGAATCACAGATATTCAATAAAGACCGAATGACCTTTTGGGATTATGGAGACTTGGACAACAAGAATCTTGAAATTTTCGGTGCTTGGGACATGGCATTCGGGAAGTCAAACCGTTCTGACTATAACGCATGTGTGATTATCGGACGAGAACGGAGAACAGGGGTCGTTTACGTATTGCATACGTGGGCAGAGAAATGTCCAGCACATATCGCCAAAAAGAAAGTCCTTGAGATTATCAAGGAGTATCAACCACGGACTTTTGCTGTTGAAACTGTACAAGGTCAGTTCGATTTATACAGGCAGCTATCCGAGGAAATGGTTCAACAACGGGTTTATTTTACAAAGTTGAGACCCGTCACAACAAACCGTTCACACGGTAAGAAAGAGGAACGAATTGAACAAATGGAACCACTGTTCGAGAACGGAGTTGTCCGTGTTCACCAAACTCAAAGACTCCTGATCGAGCAATTAGAAATGTTTCCTTTTGCCGACCATGACGACTTACCTGACGCTTTGCAAATGGCATTAGACCTCTGTTCAATGAAATCCCGTCGAAGTTGGGCAAGAAAGCCACAAGGGTTGTAAAACATGTCGTTTACCACACTAGTAGTTGTAATAACAAATTCACACATTACGAAATTTTGGAAAGGGGGGTTGATAAGTAATGTTTGAAGTAGGTCAGTATTATCCTCACCGTGACCACAAAGATCGGATTAAACGGTATCGGGAGAACAAGGAATTGTTCAAAGGCAATCACATTGAAATTCTTGAAAACCATAATGACAAGCTATCCAAAGCACAACAACATACCGTGTACGTCACGACAAACCTTGCCGGTCTGATCTGTAAGAAGTCGGCTGACTTTCTGTTCGGTGAACTTGCCCTTTACTCGGCTGGGAAAACGGATGATTCACCTGAACAAATCAAGCTGAACGAGTGGGTTAGGGATAACGACATTCATATAACAAATTACGAGTCGGCTCTTTCCAATGCCTATCGTGGAGACTCGTTTTACAAGGTTCGTTGGGGGCAGGAACACGGTGGTTTAGTTCCAAAGGAGATAGACCCCTTCAGAGTCATTATTGAGGCTCAAACGGCTGAATACGTCTTTCCTGAAACATATCCGAATGACTCGACGAGAATCATGGCTTATCACATTGCCGTACCGAATGAGGTCAGAGGAACGGATGGGGAGGAATGGATTCTCGACGTGGAATCCCATTATCCAAACAAGATTGTTACTCGGCAATTCAGAATGAACCCAATTGTCTCAACTGTTATGGGAGTTCCAACCGAATGGAGAATTTATGCTGAAATCGGTGAATCCCAAGAGGTCACTACCAATGTACCTTTCCCGTTGGTTGTACATGTTCCGAACTATTCAACGGACGATACTTGGGAAGGTATCGACGACATTTCTGAAATGAAAGGACTATTCGCTGAACTTAATCAACGTATGTCCCAACTGTCCGAAATACTAGCAAAACACGCTGACCCTGCAATGGTAGTTCCGTCGGGAACTTTACAAGAGGACGACCAAGGACAGCCAGTGTTTAGGGTTGGAGTCGACAAAGTGTTCGAGGTAGAAACTGGTGACGTGGAACCTAAATATATCACTTGGAACGGTCAGCTAGAGTTCGCTTTCCGTGAAATCGACAAGTTGATTGAACTCATTCTTATGAAAGCTGAAATTCCTGTTGTTGCTCTTGGTATAGGAGATTCAGGAACGTCAGGTTCGTCAGGTCTTTCTATCAAATGGAGACTCAACTCACTTTTAGCCAAGATAAATCGTAAACGTCAGTATTACGACAAGGCATTGAGACGTATTTTTACAATTGCTCAACTCTTGGAGAAAGACAGAAAAGGA